CGTCCCGAGATATTCTGTTCATCAACGAAGGCCAGAACATCCGCTGGGAGACTGCCAACCAGCTCATGATCAGAACGCGAGAGTTTGTCATCGTAGACTATAACCCGACGCATGAGTTCTGGGCGCACACAGAGCTCGCACCGGACCCACGCTTCAAGCAGATCGTCAGCACCTACAAGGACAACCGATTCCTCACCCAGGCGCAGATCGAGGACATCGAGCGCGGCCAGAAGAACGCGAACTGGTGGCGCGTCTACGGACTAGGCCTCACCGGGCAGCTCGAGGGCGTGATCTATCAGTTCGAACAGATAGACTCCATGCCATACAATGCCGGCCTTGTGCGCATAGGTGGCCTTGACTACGGATTTACGAACAGCAAGACGGCAGGCATCGACATCCTGGCGGACGTGAGACGGAAGAAGCTCTACCTCGACGAGATGTTCTACGGATCCGGCATGCACAACTTCGACATCATAGCGGCCCTGAACGCCCACGGATTCCCGAAGAAGGGTCCGAGGCTGTACGCGGACTGCGCAGAGCCGAAGGCGAACAGCGAGATCAAGCTCGCAGGCTTCAACGTATGGCCCAGCGACAAGGGAAAGGAGATCACCTTTCAGATCTCGTGGCTGCAGCAGTGGGAGATCTACGTGACCAAGACGAGCACGAACCTCATCCACGAGTTCAGGAACTACCTCTGGGACACTGACCGCGACGGCAACCGGCTGAACCAACCCGTCAAGGAGTTCGACCATGCCATGGACGCCTTCAGATACGGGGCCTTCGGCCAGCTCGCGGACTTCAGGCCACCAAAGAACACGACAGTAAGAACCGGAAAACTGAAACGATAACATGCAAAAGAGATTCAAGATGAAAACCGTGGCCGATGTGCTGCACTGGGAGCCCTTCCTCGAGGCGGACCAGATAGCTGCGCTGAAGGAAATCGCGCCACCGGCCCGTGTTGGGGGCGTAGAGGCGCCACAAGACCTTAACGACCTCACGCTGGGGCAACTTATCCAGTTAGAATCAATCGGGGCGGAAAAGGGCGTATTTTGCGCGATTGCCGTCGTGCTCCTGGACAAGAGCGAAGACTGGGCTGCGAAGGCCCCGGCGATGGAGATGCTCGGACTGCGTAACATGGTCGTCGAGGAGCAGGACCGAATTGCGGGGCTTTTCAAGTCTCTCGCGCGTGATCCGGAGCCGGCGGAGGTGATGGCAGGCATCGAAGGGCTCAACTTCGGCATGTTCGGCCTTGCGGACTGGTACGCCAGGCGCATGGGCATCAGTGACCATGACGAAGCGTTCGACACGCCGTGGCTCCGTATATGGCAGTGCCGCAAGAACGACATCGAAGAGGCGGAATACCAGAAGCGCCTCCACAACATAAGGACCAACATGGCTAAGGCCAGAAAATAACGACAGCATGAACACCGACAAAGAGATCAAACGAATCGCCCAGGAGATAACGCCGCATTACTGCTACGGCACTCCGTACTTCCTGAACACGCAGACCGACAGGATGCGCAGAGACAAGATGATGCCGGCCTGCCTTCACATCCAGACGGCAGAGGGCTCCGAGGTGACCTCGGCGTCTCCCTACTGGCAGACGGAGGTGCGTACACGTCGCGTTCAGGTAGGCTTTGCAGACTCCGTGAAGTTCGACCAGGATCCGGAAAAGAGCCTCGAGACCGTAGAGCGCCTGCTGGAAATGGGCCGCGAGCTGATAAAGCGCATGAACGCGACGAATAAATGGCGCCAAATCGACTCCTTCACATACCAGGTGTTGTACAACACACAGGACGGTAACCTTATCTGGGTGCTCCTGGACTTCAACGCCACCGAAATACCTGAGACATGCTGAGCGAAGATATAAGACAGATCCTCCTGGAAGAGCTCGAGGACTTGAAGCGGCGCATCACGGAGAACATGGGGCGCGCGGACCTGATAGTCAGCGGCAAGACCAGGGACTCCATGCACGCCAGCGTCCAGGGGAACGCAGGAGTCCTGACGGGGCGTCAGGCCTTCGCCGCACTGGAGACCGGAAGCCGCCCGTGGAGCCGCAAGCCTAAGCGCACACCGAAATGGTTTGCAGACCTGATCGGCGAATGGATAGACCAGCGCGGTCTTGACTTGAACCAATGGGCCGTCGCGCATACGATAATCCACAAGGGCTCGAAGCTGTACAGAGAGGGCGGAAGGGCTGACGTCTACTCGCCAGAGCTCCAGAAGACCATCGACCGCATAGGCGACCGGATCCTGGACCAGTACGCGGTCCTCGTGACAGATAGACTGATAATCAACAAACCCACACAGATACAAGCATAGACATGACAACCGTACTTTTTACCAATGGCGCAATAAGACTGCCCAGTACACTCGCAATGTACATGTACTCTCCCTTTCCCGTTATCGTTGAGACAACGGCATGGGGGGAGTCGGCGAAATTGATCGTCTACTGCGCAGCCACCGGACGAAGCCACAAGGAGACGCGCAAGATTTACAACGGCGTCGCTGAGTTCGATCTATCAAGAATCGCACAGCTGCTCGTGCCTGACGTCACGGAGGTGTTCGAGATGAACCTCGGCCAGGCTGGAGAAGCCTCGCCTTACGTGACACTGGAGTGTTCCGTGGAGTCCTTGGAGGGCGACACGCTCATGGATATAGAGATATTCGGCGTGTACGGTGCCATGGATGCGCTGGAGCCAAGGTTTGAAAAGCAGCGCCGTCGTATCTGGATGAACTTCCCGCAGACGCTGCAGACGTGGAAGGATAACGACGACGCGATAAAGATATCAGGGGATTATGTGGACGGCAGCTTCTATCCGGATCTGCTAATACCTGATGCCGCCAATATGGTAGAACTGAGCCTGCCGCTCTTATTCACTGCGCCCGCTCTGCAAAGTCTCAAGACGGCCCTGCTTTCAGGCCAAACGGCGGACATACAGGTGTCCTGCCGGTTCGGCGGCACCGATAGTCTGAGCGCCAAGGACGTCTACGACTTGACACTGGTGCCAGACCTGACACCGCGCGGCGAGGGTACCTATCTGCGCTGGTTGCACAGGGACGGCACATTCGGCTACTGGTGCTTCAGGAACGGAGCGCAGAGGGCCAATGCTGCGCTGCATTCAACCTTCTACCGACATATCGAAGGCAATCCGGCGGAGCCGTTGAACGGAGTATATCACAACGGCCTGGTGCAGAGCTTCAGCGAAGCGCGCCAGGTATCGCTCGGCACCAAGTGCGACAGCTCCGACGAGTATGACTATCTCTGCGGCCTTGCCACATCGCCCGTGGTGGAGCGACTGATTGAAGGCACGGACCGATGGCAGAGAGTCAGCGTGGTGCCTGGCAGCTATACGCGTAACATCCGCCGCAATACGCCGAGCCTTCAAGATTTCGAGATAACCATAGAGCTCCCTGAGCGAAACACAGTAACGCCATGAGACACGAGTTATTCATAGACCATCAGCGCGTCGACTTAGGCCCGAACCCGTCCGTTATCTTGGAGTGGGTAAGCGGAATCTTCGGGGACATCGGCAGCATCAATCTGTCGCGCTCTTATACCATCAAGCTACCGAAGAGCGCAACGAACCTGATGATCTTCGACGACCCCGGAAATCCAGCACACGACTCCCAGAAGGTACGCCGTTACTTCGACGCTCGGTATTTGAGGAACGGCATCGATCTGCTCGGAGACGCTCAGGCCTATCTGCTTGGCGTCACTCCGGAAGGCATCGAGATAGCCCTGCTCTGGCGTAGCGTGGAAGGGCTGCTCGAGTGGAAGAATTCCGGCAAGAAATTGAGCGACCTGGCTACACTGCCGACCGTGCAGTGGGTGGGAGACGACGGCATTCCGGATTATACGCGGGGAGCGTATTTCTCCAAGTATGAATCAGGACTCGGGGCCACTACTTATCCAGCAGTTAACGCCGCGCCGCATCCTGCCGTGCGGTTCTTGGATCTATTTAGCGCCATATTCAACGAAGCCGGCATCAGATGGGACGCCACCATCGATGATGATGGTACAGAGATGCAATCGCTGTATGACGCCAGACTTTTATGCGACGGGCACCGCCCTAGCAGAGCGATGGAGATTGCGTCAGGGTCGTCGAGCAATGACGTAGCAGTGCTGAATGACGTCATCGGATTCTCCAACTGGGTACAAGGGTGGGACCCGGTAGTCAAGGAGTACTACGGGGGCGACGTTTTCGAGGTTGGCGACAATCCTAAGATACGCTTTGTCATAAATTTGAAGAACGGCCTTGATGATTATACAATCGGGAGCGACACTCCTATTCGAGTAATAGGCATAGTCAGGGAGCCAAACTCACCAGTTGCCGTTGCAACCTTTGCCCAGTTTTTCTTCGAGCCTGACGAAAATGGGGTCGAGCATTGCAGCGTAGACACGGTTGTGAATTTATCGGGGTGTACTGAGTTTGAAATTCTATTCCAGGCCGGACCCGTAAATAAATTATTGCAACTGCCCGCTTATGACTCTGAGCTCCCAGCCTTCTCAGTGATGCATAGCCACGAGCATATCAACCTAAGCGAGCAGAACCTCTACCCGATAGCTGAGAACCTCCCGGACATGACGCAGGTGGACTTCATCAAAGGGGCTTGTGCGCTTCTCGGCATTGTGCCGGTCGTAACCTCGGGAAAAGTGCTGAAATTCCTCGAATACGACGCGATCTTCGACTCATCCGTAGCCGTAGACTGGACCGACAAGGTGGTGGCTGAGCCTGAGAAGGTGTCCCCTATATACGAGGGGCTAGCGCAAAGGAACCGCATCCGCTACGCGGAAGACGTGCGAGTCTACCCTTCTCCTGATGCAGAGATAATCACGGACGACGAAACGCTACCAGAGAGCGCGGACCTTTACAAGTTGCCGTTTGCAGCAAGTGACGGCCCCGTGGCCATACATTATGCTGTCTCTTCAGAATTTGACGAGGAAACCTTGATGGACATATTCACAGCCAAGGACGTGGCGATCAAGCCGCGCGTATTCGTCCAAACGTATGACGACGGGATCTATCATCTTGAGTTCCCCTACTATTTCAAGGGGGCCGAGCTTGTGAAACGATATTACAACCGATATCAGGCAACCGTCAGGAAACCGATTGTCATAGAGGCGCTCGTGAGATTGACCGAGTTAGACCTGGCGAATATAGACCTTACGCGCCCTGTGTACTTCCGCCAATTCGGGCAGTTCTACGCAGTCCGGAAGGTTCAGACCTCGGACACCGATATTTGCAAAGTTGAACTTATACAATTACGATAGACATGGCAGACACTACAACAACCAAGATCCTCGAGGTGGTCGTGGACAACAACAAAGCCGTCACAGCGATATCCGAATACAATCGTTTGATTGACGAGCAGAAGGCCAAGCAGGCTGAACTCGCCAAGCAGTTCAAGAACGGCGAGATATCCCAGTCCGACTATTATAAGGCGATGGCCCAAAGCAAGGAAATCACTAAGACGTACAGCAGGCAGGTCCAGGAGCTCAGCAAAGAAGTCCAGAACAACATCAAGATGGACACTGAGAAAGCAGGATCGCTGCGCGCACTCCGGGCCGAATTAAGCAACGTCACGAAGCAGTACGACGAGCTAAGCGAGGAAGAGCGTCAGGCAGCCAAGGGCCTGGAGCTGCAAAGCAAAATCAACGCTATAACGGCAAGCCTGAAAAGCAGCGAACAGGAGACGGGGCGCTTTTATCGCAACGTGGGAAACTACGCTAATGGATTCGTCGAGGCCTTCACACGTATGGGCGGATCAATGAACGGCCTACAAGGCCCTATCAACATAGTAAAAAACGGATTCACGGCGTTGTCTTCTACTCCGATCATCGCCATCTTGGGCGCCCTCGTAACCATTATCCAGAAAGTAATCCAGAACTTGAAGAGTTCCGAGGCCACCATGAACGCAGTCACAACGGCACTGGCACCATTGAACGCAGGAAGCCGTCTGCTTCAGAAGACCATGCAGACCCTCGGAAACGGCATCGCGAAGGTTGCGGAAAAATTGTCGGAGTGGGCGGATAAGCTCGGGCTCATAAATGAGGCCATGAAGACAGAGCAACAGCTCGTGAAAGACGAGATCGCCCTTCAGCTGCGCGAGCGCGAGGTCATAATGCAGAACGCCGACAGCCAGCTCAAGGTCTCACAACTGAAGGCCCAGGCGGCCGACAAGTTGAATTACAGCGCTAAGCAACGCGTGGAATTCCTGGAACAGGCAATGGCCGAAGAGGAAGCAATCGCAAAGCGAGAAATGGAGCTGGCGGCCGAGCGCTATCGAATACAAGTCGAGCAGTCCAAGTTAGCGGAGAACAGCCAGGAAGAAAATGACCAGCTCGCGCAATCCTATGCAGCAATGCGCGAGGCGGAGCGCTCGTATTACGATAAGTCCCGAGAACTGACAGCGCAGCTGGTAGAGGCAAAGAAGCAAATCGCCGCAGAGGCTAAGGCAGCAGGAGACGCAAGCATCAAAGCGGCCGAGAATGAGATGAAGGCGCTGGCGAAGACTAACGGAGCGACGGAAAAGCAGATCGAGAAACAACTCGAAATCAAAAAACGCGAGATTGAGGCCCGCCTCAAGCTGGTAGAAGAGGGGGCCCTGGCCGAATACCAACTCAAGCAACAGCAGCTGCAGGCCGAGTTTGACATCGACATGCTGCGTCTCGAGAACGAAGAAGGCACGGACGAACTTATCAAGCTACGCCGCGAGCAGTTCGTGCAGGACATGACCGACCTCGAGAGCGAATGGGAGCAGGAGGCGCAGGCGACAGCTGACGCCTTGTTTAAAGAAAACCTTGATAACCTTCTGGCCGAGCAAAAGATACGAGATGAAGCTCTCGAGAAGATGCGAGCGCAGGAGGAAGAGAAGCGGCAAATGGTGCAAGACACCGCTGCTGCAATCGCCAGCGTTGTGGGAAACATCGGACAGATGCTGGCGGCCGCCGGCGAAGAGAACAGAAGGCTGACGCAGCTCTCGAAAGTCCTAGCCTTGGCCCAGATCGCGATCGAGCAGGGCATCGCAATGGCATCGGCCATCCGCACCGCGACCCAATCCTCTGCAACATGGGTGGATATGCTTGCAGCCATTGCGACTTCGGTGGGCGCTGTCACTACCGTCATGACCTCGGCGATTTCGATGGTCAAGGGCGCCAAATTTGCGACGGGTGGACTGGTAAGCGGACCAGGCACCGCAACCAGTGACAGCATACCGGCAAGGCTGAGCAACGGCGAAAGCGTGATCAATGCCCGTAGCACCGCGATGTTCGGGCCACTGCTCTCGAGTCTGAACCAGGCAGGCGGCGGTGTTGCGTTCAACCCTGCGGCAGGTGGGCAGCGAGAAGGCTACGAGTTCCTCGCGGCTGCCGTAGCCGCCGGCATGAAAAATGTAAACCTCCATGTGGGAGTGGATGAGATCAGCTCAACCCAGAAACGTGTCGACAAGATCAAAGAAATCAGTACAATATAGCGGAACATGAAACGATACGAGCTTATAGAGAAGCACGAGCGCGTACTTCAAGAATGCGCAATGGCTGGGATTACGGTCCAGGACTGGAAAAATGCCGAGATTTATCGATTTGTGCAGAAGCTACGAGGCGACGGGAATAAGATGGACTACTGCGTACACCAGGCGATGATTCGATACGTAATTTCAGAGGCTACGGTCTGGCGGATCCTTCGGTCCATGGAAAAAACGGTCACTATCACGGCTTGATAGTTGAAAATTCAAACAAAGTGGCGCCCAGTGCGCCACTTTTTGCGTTATTTGCAAAAAACAAATCACGCAAGCATGATCCTGAAAATATACAGCGCCATAATGCCCGAGGAAGAACGCATGTTCATGCAGTTCATGGGCCTTGACGGCGTATCATTCAACAGCATCGACGAGTTCATCGCCTCCATTCCAGAGGACGACGACACCATCGACATGCGCATCAACTCGCCAGGAGGCGTCGTATCGGAAGGCTGGGCAATCATAGACAAACTGAGAGCGACTGGAAAGAAGATCATCGCCACAATCGAAGGAGACGCAGCCTCCATGGCGGCAATCGTACTGCTCGCTGCCTCGGAGCGCAAGGCCTACAAGCACGCGCGTCTTCTCATTCATGACGCATATTTCCCGGAGTATACCCTGGCGGGCGCATATCACAAGGAAGACCTCGAGAAGCTGGCCACACAGCTGGACGAGGACAACCAGCGCACCCTCGACTTCATGGTAGAGAGGACCGGCGCTGACCGAGAAACCCTCGAAGCGCTCATGAAAGAGGACAAGTTCATCGACATGGAGCAGGCGAAGGAGCTTGGATTCATACACGAGATCCTGGAACCGGCAAGCGCACGCGTCAAGCCGAAAGCCTGGAAGCGACCAGAAACCAATTCATCGACAGATATGGAAAACAAAAAGACACTTGCCTCAGCATTCAAGGCATTCGCTGAGGCTCTCGGCCTTTCAATTAAGATGGAGGCTGACCCGGCCCCGGTAGGTTACGTGCTGACCGCACAGGACGGCACGGAAATCAACATCGACAAGCCGGAAGGCGAGGACCCTGCTGTGGGCGACGCCGCTACACCGGACGGAGAATTCCTCATGCCGGACGGT